TGAACCCGTGCGCCTGGGGCAGGCCCAGTGTGAGAACACCAGAGGCGAGCGAGTGGAACACCGTGTTCGTGGAGACGATCGGGCGCACCGTCACCTCGAACATCCCGACATTGCCGTTGCCCATATCGCCCACGCCACTCGCGCCCGTGAGCGTCACCAATGGAGACGAGTTTGGATTGCCCGACCCATACAGATCCACGATGAGCGGTGTGGAGAGCACTCCCGCGACTTGGAGAATGGCGTCGATCTTGAGAAGGTCGCGCGGCCCGAGCTTCGCGGCGGCGATCGGCAACGTGGCGAAGACGCCGACACCGGGACTCGTATCGGTGCCCATCGCGGAGACGAGCAGCTCATCGGCGCCGACGACGCCCGCGTCGATCTGATCGTAAAGTTCGGTTTTCCACGCGTTGTTGATGATCGTTCCGGTCGTGCCGGAGCCGTCATCGTCGATCATGGGCGTGCGGGTGATCGGCATTCGCAGCTCCTTCTAAGATTCGTCGGTCACAACAAGATCGAAATACGTGCTCGCCTTCACGACGGCGCCCGAGCACCGGCGCCGCGGCGGTTGCGTGCGGAGCGGGAAGGAGATCTCCACGCGCGTGATCGTCCGCCACAGCACGAGCGGATCGATCACTGAGGTGCCGGTCAGGTTGATCGCCTGCAGGCGTCCCGGTTTCGCGTTGAGGTCCTCGGTCTCCCACTCGCAGGTCTGCAGCGGGTGCACGAACGCTTCGAGGTCGGCCTGGGCGCGCGCCTGGGCGCCCGCATAGCTATAGCGCCCGTCCTGCACGAACCCTTCGATCGGTGGCCACCCGTCGAGCGAGGAGGCTAGGCGCGCGAGCACGACGACCGGCGTGCCGACCGGCGCCGCGCGCACGATCCCGTTGAGCGGCGACGGCGCGGTCGTCTGCAGACTCAAGGGATAGTCCTCCATCACACAATCCACCCACTCGACCGTTTCCCCGATCGCCATCGGGACGGTGAGCTGCCCGTACGGGTGGATCGCGGAGGCCAGGTTCAAATACAGCAACCCGTCCTGCGTGCCGGAGGCCTGATAGGCGGCGAACTGTCCGCCAATCTTGATCCAGCCCTGGATCGGTGGCGCGACCGGCGTCAGCTCGCACCACAAGATCGGATCGCCCACCGCGAAGGCGAGCGCGACCCGCGTCTGCGGCGGGTTCCGGTCCACAACGACATGGACCGGCGTTTGGAATTGCATCCATTGCGTGCCCAGGCGCACGACATGCTGATAGTCGACGCCGAGACTCGCATCGAAGAAGGAGGCATCTTCGAGCGGGATACCGATCGGGCTCGATGCGAAGGTGTCGATCTGCGGGAGCGGGATCAGGGTCGCGGTGCGGCGCCCCTCGACGATGACCGCGCGCCGGAGCTGCGTCGCGTCGGTCGTCAGGCGGAAGGCCTTCAGCGAGGCGAGGTTATTCGTGAGCGTCTGCGGGTTCACTTGCCCGGGCTCGTCGAGCGTGCCCGCCCAGGCGTGCACCTCGAACCCGTCGATGTAGAACCCGCCGCCGACACCGTTCAGCAAGGTCCGCATGACGGTCGAGGGCCGTTCGTTGACGGCATCGAATGCGGGGATCGAGGGCATCCCGGGTTGCACGAACTCGAGATCGAAGTCGAGCGGACCCGCCGCGATCGGGGAGAGGTTGCAGAACTGCCGCACGAGAAACGCGATCGAGGCGCTCACCGACTGCGTCGGGAATCGGTAGGACACGATCCGCGCGTCGAAGCGCCACATCGCGTCTTGGCACTGCACCGAGACCCACGGCGATTCGTTCATCGCGCGCCGGTCATATTGCACGACGAGGGCATAGCCCTGGAACAGCACATCCCCGGGCGCCCAGGCGACCGCGATCTCGGCGCCCACGGTCGGCACGGCGGCGGGCGGTGCGGTCGGCACGATCTGAAAACTACAGGTATCGGGCTCGTCGTTGAGCGCCTGCGTGACCTGCAGGGACCCGTGTCGAATGTAATCGGTCAGATCGGTCCGCGAGACGATCGCGCCGGTGCCGTCGCGCACGATCAGATCGACGGTGGAGAAGGGCGCGACGAAGTTCGATCGCGTGGCGCCCGAGCGCGCGAGGCCCGAGCGCGCGAAGGTATAGGCGCGCTCGGCGCCCGCGATCGCCACTAGCCCGCCCGCCGCACGGAGCGGAGCCCATACTTCGCGGTGAGCGCGTCATTCACCCGATCCGCGAGCCGCTGCAGGTCGCCCGGGGTGTCGAAGAACGCGCCCTCGGCGTGAATGATGATCGAGGGCGCCGCCGCCGCGGGCGGACTCCCCGCGCCGGGGGCGAGGGTGGCGAACGCGCCCGAAGCCCGCGACTCGTCGAAGGGCACCACCGCCTCGATCCCGTGGAGCATCACGGGCGTGCCCTTCCCGAAGTCGCGGAACCCGTCGGTGCCGCCCTGGTAACTCTCCTGCGGCGCGACCGCGGGCCGATAGGTGTTCTTCCCACCCTTGATCGGATTCTGTTCGACGGGCACCGCGGCGACGGGCACGGTGAGCGTCGGGACATTCTCGATCGCGGTCGTGAGCCCGCGCGTGATCGCGTCAGTGAGCTTGTGCACTTCGTCGATGAGCGCGCGGAACCCGTCCGACATCGAGAGCGTGAAGTTCACTCCGGCATCGTCGAGGTCGGTGATCGCGTTGCCGTTCTTGTCGATCAGCTTGTGGGACTCGACGAACTTTTCGAGCATCGGGCGCATCGCCTCGGGCACATCGGTGCCCATCGCGATCGCGTCGTTGATGTAGTCGCTCACCGACTGGCTCATCTTGTCGGTGATGACGACCGAGTCGAGGCCCGCCGCGTTCAGAACTTCCCAGTCCTTGAAGAGTTGCTGTGCCTGCTTGTCGAGTTCCTGCCGTTGCATCGCGGGGCCGAGTTCTTCGAGCGTGAACCCGTATCGCTTCGCGGTCTCGGTGACGAGATCGAGCGCCTGCGCCTGATAGGCGAGCGCCTCGTTCATCTTCTTCACCTGTTCCTCGAGGTCGGTCTTTTTGTGCGCGTCGTAAAAATCCTTCAGGCTCATCCCCGCGCGCTCGGCCTTCTGTCGGAAGGCCTCCATCCCGCCCGCGGCCTCGATCATGTCGTCGCGCAGGCCGATCACTTCCTTGCGTTCCTTCGCCGCGTTGAAGAACCCGCGGAGGAGCCCGATCCCCGCGCCGACCGCGGCGCCCCACGGACCCGCGACCGAAAACCCCATCGCGGCGCCGGTCATCGTGCTCGACAGTTTGCCTGCGCCCTTCGTCGCATCGAGAAACGTCGCCGCGAGCGCCACGCCACCCGCCGCGGCCTGCCCGAGCCCCTGCGTGAGGTTGCCGGTCTTGATGTTCTTGAACCCGTCTTTCATCGCCTTCGACGAGGTCGCCGCCGCGTCCATCGCGCCGACCGCGATCGAAATGTCCCCCGCAATCCCGGCCATCCCGCCGCCCTGGATCTGCGCGAGCTGCGCGAACGCGCCCGCGAGATCGTGGATCGTCCCGCGGAGTGATTCGTTCGCCGCCGCCGCCTTCGCCTTCGCCGCGGTCTCGTTGGTCTGCGCGGCCTCGTTCACGGAGAGCCGATAGGCCTCGTCGGCGAGGAGCGCGTTCAGATCGTCGATGCCCTGGATCTGTGCGCCTTGCTGCGAGACGACCGCGGCCAGGTGGACCGCGCGGGTCTTTTCTTTGTCGGTGAGTTCCTTCACGCCGATCGTGGTCTTCCCGAGAATGAACGCGTAGGCGACCTGCGCCTGATAGGCGAGGAACACCGCCTCAGATTCGTCTTCGAGCACGTGGTTCAACACCTCCGCCTGATCGACGAGGTTCTGCAGTTGCGGCGTGAGGGCGGCGCCCGCGTCGCGGAGCTTCTTCGCGTTGTCCGCGAGCCGAAGCATCACATCGAGGTTCTGCACCTGCGCGGGCGTGAGCTTCGCGTAGGCCTCCGAGAGGTCCTTCACTTGCTTCGCGAGGCCCGCGCCGCTGATCGTGTCGGTCAGCTCCTGGATCTTCTTCCGGTGCTCCTCGGCCTTCTCCGCGGCCTTCTTGTCGGCCTCCGCCTGCGCCTGCGTGCGGTACGTGAGGTTCGCGGTTTCCTTCGCGAGCCGTTCGCGTTCCGCCTGCGCCTTCTTGTCGGCCTCCGCCGCCGCCGCGGTCTGCTTGTGGGTGGCCTCGATTGCCGCGCCGAAGTCCTGATAGCCCTTCACGCCGTCTTTGAGGAACGCGCCGATCCCGCCCCACAGTTCCTTTTGGAACTCCATGTCCTTTTCGAACTGCTTCATCGCGTCCGCGATGATCCCGCCCGTCACCCGCACGACGAAGTTCCCGAGCCGCGCCCAGGCGTCTTGTGCGTCTGCGAGGCGCTTGATCGTCTCGTCGGACATGACCTTCGCGCCCGCGGCCACCTCGCGATAGCCCGCCGCCATCCCGGGCAAGAGGTCCCGCGCATCCTTCCCGAACAGTTCTTGTTGGACGCGGGCGCGTTCCATCGGGTCCGCGATCTGCCCGACCGCGTCCGCGACGGTGAGAAACGCTTCTTCCGGTTTCGCACTCCGCACCGCGAGGAATCCCAGGTGCGCCGCCTTCAACGCTTCGACGGTCGAGGTGCTGCCCTCGCCCAGTTTGCTGTTGAGGGTGCCCGCCGCCTTCGTGAACCCTTCCAGTGACCCGCCGCCTTGCTCGACCGCGTATTTGATGCGCTGGAAGGCCTCGGCGCCCATGCCGACCGCGCCCGCCTGATTTTTGATCGCGCTCGCGGCGTCGAACACGCTCCCGATGAAGTTCGTGATCGCGCCGACCGAGAACGCGATCCCGACCGCGCCCGCCATCTTGTTCAGCGTGCCGAGCCAGTCGGTACTCGCCTTATTGGCGTCCTTGGTTTTGTCAGCGACGTCCTGCAGGTTCTTCGGCACATCGAGGCCCAAAGCCTTGAGCTTCGCGACGGCCTCCGTGGCGGTCGCGCCGAACCGTTTGAGCTCGTTCTCGGTGAGCTTCGACGCGCCGCCGATCTCCTCGACGGCCTTCGCCATGATCGTGGCCTCCTGCACGATCTGCCGTCCCGAGAATTGATTCGAGAGCGTGTCGAGGCGCCGCCCGACCTTGTCGGCGCCGTCGCCAAAGTCCTTTAACGTCGCGGAGGCCTTATTGACCG